ATAACATTTAGAAACATCCGTATGTCTGACAGGCAGTGGATTATTTTTAACGAACTTGGTGGTGCTGAATGGTTACGTGGGTTTCTTGAAAAGAAAGCACCAATGCCCAAGCAGTACTACGACAAACTTTTACAGGAAGAACAAAATGATCGAACCCGCAAAACAAATGGAACTATTCCCCACTGCTGATGATATGCAGGTGGGCGGTGACCATTACATGGACAAAGCCATACAGCCTTGGGACTACATCATTGCCAACAACCTTGGATACCTTGAAGGCAACATCGTGAAGTACATCTCACGCTGGAAAGATAAGGGCGGGGTGGATGATCTGCGTAAGGCACAGCATTACTTGGCCAAACTGATTGAGGTGTCAGATGGCCCAAACACCTGAAGTCAAAGTCAAAGCCCGTGTACGTGCCATCCTTGATGCACTGGGTATCTACTACTTCATGCCCCCTGCCAACGGATACGGCAGGCAAGGTATCCCCGACGTCATCTGCTGCATGGCTGGCAGGTTCGTAGCCATCGAGTGCAAGGCAGGCAAGGGTCAACTGACTGAACTACAAAAGCGTGAGCTAGATAAGATCATGAACGCCGATGGCCTGACCTATGTTGCAAGAGAAGATAACTTAGTGGAACTCAAAGCCATGCTACAAGAAGAGATAGCACCCACACACAAACGTGTGGTCATCAAACGAATCCCTGCACCCCCCGGCACGGTATACAAATCAGCAAGCGAGATCATCGCCGAAGAAGGTCTTGACGTACTGGCTAGAAGGAATTCATGAACTTAATCACAATCGACTTTGAGACTTACTACGATCAGAAGTACAGCCTGACCAAGATCAGTACGGAAGAGTACGTACGTCACGACAGGTATGAAACCATTGGCTTTGCGTACAAGATAAACGATGAACGCTGTGTGTGGGTGACAGGCACTAACGAGCACATCCAAAAGGTACTGGACACCCTGCCTTGGAATAACTCACTTGTGCTGGCACACAACACCATGTTTGATGGCGCGATCCTATCGTGGCGCTACGGCGTTAAGCCCAAGGGTTGGCTAGATACCATGAGTATGGGGCGTGCCCTGCATGGCGTGGATCAAAGCGTGTCTCTTGCATCAATGGCTTTGCGCTATGGTGTGGGTGAGAAGGGTACAGAGGTTATGAATGCTGTGGGTGTGGGGCGTGAGTTCTTTAGCCCCGATGCCCTTGCCAAGTATGGTGCGTACTGCCGTAATGATGTGGAGTTAACGTACAACATCTTTCAGATGATGATGCATGCGGGGTTCCCCAAGGGTGAACTCAAGCTGATTGATCTGACGTTGAGTATGTTCATTCACCCCGTATTGAAGCTTGATACCGAAGCGTTGAAGGCGCACCTTGTCGATACGGTGGCGCAGAAGAAAGCCCATCTGGTCAGTGCACTGCAAGCCGTAGGTAAGCAAGACCTTGCGGTCAAGCACATCCTTGGTGATGAGGAAACGCAGGCCGAGGTACGCAAGACACTGATGAGCAACGCGCAGTTTGCCACCATGCTCAAGGGCTTGGATGTAGAAGCCCCCACCAAGATCAGCCCCACCACAGGCAAGCTAACCCTAGCCTTAGCCAAGAATGACGAGGCGTTTAAAGAGTTGCTTGAGCACGAAGACCCACGGGTGCAAGCCCTGTGTGCGGCACGCATCGGAACCAAGTCAACGCTTGAGGAAACCCGCACCCAACGGTTCATTGACATCAGCCACCGTGGGGCGTTCCCTATACCCCTGAAGTACTACGCTGCCCACACCGGAAGGTGGGGTGGTACAGATTCAGTCAACCTGCAGAACCTACCTAGCCGTGGGCCGAACGCAGGCAAGCTGAAGAAGGCGATCCTCGCACCCGAGGGTTATGTGTTTATTGATGCTGACTCAGCCCAGATCGAAGCCCGTACGTTGGCTTGGGAGTCGGGTCAGGATGATTTAGTAAAGGCATTTGCAAATGGAGAAGACGTATACAAGATCATGGCTTCGGCTATATATGGCACGACAGTTGACCAAGTTACGGCTGGTGGGAGGTTTGTCGGGAAAACAACGATCCTTGGTGCGGGGTATGGCATGGGGGCGCCCAAGTTTAAGGCGCAACTTAAAACATTCGGAATGGATATTGAAGAGGGAGAATCGAAACAAATCATCGAAACTTATCGCAACACATACCCCATGATCCCACTGCTGTGGCGTGAGGCGCAAGAAGCCTTGAAGTGCATGATGCGCGGCATGACCATGAAGCTGGGTAAAGATGGCCTGCTTACTGTGAATGATAAAGGCATCCTGCTACCCAACGGGTTACACATCTACTACAACGGGCTGGCAGAAGTCATTGAGAATGACAAGCGGCAGTTTACATATCAAACCCGCAACGGCCCCAATAAAATATATGGTGGAAAAGTTGTTGAAAACTTCACGCAGGCCATTGCGCGGTGTATCATTGGCGATCAAATGCTAAAAATTGCCAAGCGATACAAGGTCGTGCTTACCGTGCACGATGCTATTGGTATTGTCGCTAGGCAAGAAGAAGCTGATGAAGCACGTGCTTATGTGGAGTCCTGCATGCGTTGGGTTCCGTCATGGGCTGAAGGTTTACCAGTCAACTGCGAAAGCGGTATGGGATTGAGTTACGGAGATTGTTGATGGCAAAGATTCCTGCATGGTCATTCAGTAGCCTGAAGACGTTTACCACCTGCCCCAAGAAGTTCTACCACACCAAGGTACTCAAGGACATCAAGGAACCCGAGGGTGAGCAAGCCCTCTATGGCAAGCTGGTACATGAGGTAGCTGAGTTGTACATACGGGATGGCAAAGAGATTCCTGAGAAGTTTGCCTTCATCAAGCCTGCGCTCGATAGCTTGCTCAAGATACAGGGTGAGAAGTTCTGTGAATTAAAGATGGCACTGACTGAGAAGCTGGAGCCATGCGATTTCTTTGACCCTGACTGTTGGTTCCGTGGTGTAGCTGACCTGCTCATCATTGACCGTGAGAAGGGTGAAGCCCGTGTGATTGACTACAAGCTTGGCAAGTCCCGCTACGCTGACCTAGGGCAGTTGGAACTCATGGCACTTGCGGTGTTCAAGATGTTCCCAGAAGTCAAGAAGGTCAAGGGCGGCTTGCTGTTCTTAGCCGAAGATAAGTTTGTACCAACCATGTTTGAAGTAGAACAACAGCACAGGTACTGGGGCAACTGGATGCCCAAAGTGATGATGTTGGAAGGCGCATACAGTGCAGATATTTGGAATGCAAAACCTAACGGATTGTGTAAAAATTACTGCTGGGTGTCATCCTGCGCCCACTGTGGAAGAAAATGATATGCAACACCAAGGCAAGAAGAAAGATTCGTTCACTGTTGGATTGTCCCCTGATTTGACAAACATCCATGTAAAAATTAAAGATGTAGCCGAGTGCGGTCGCCCATCAGTGCAGAAAGATATCCACGCCGCTGTTCAAAGATATTTAAACAAAGCCACGAACCGAGTTCGTATAGAGGAGCCACCATGCCCTATGTAACCAAAGCCCGACCCTATAAGAAAGAATACCAACAGCAGTTGGACAGAAATGAATTACCTACAAGACGCAAACGTGAACAAGCACGTGACCTATACGACAAAGAAGGCATTGACCGTAAGGGAAAAGATATTGACCACAAGCGCCCACTATCTAAAGGTGGAAGCACGGCCAAGAGCAACCTGCAACTCAAAGCACCCAGCGCCAACCGTTCATTCAGCCGCAACAGCGACCACACCGTGAAGGTAAACAAACCTAAAAAGAAATAATAATACGTGCCGCGTCAGGTGTGAGTGGCGGCACGGGGGGCTTTTTAAAGTTGAACCCTCAAACCGCATCAGTCAGAGTTTTTACTATTCCGTTTAGATGATCTGACCGATTGACACCCGTAAGGTGTCACTTAGCGATCGAAAGTGGATGTCACTTTCGGTCTGTTTTGCATTGGAGAATGTATGGAAATCATTGACGGAAAAGCATTAAAACTTAAATTAAAGAACCCGTACAGGGTCTTGAATGTGATACCCAAGAGCGCACTGCTTGAGGAAGGCCCCATCAGTACAGTGATGGTGCACTGGGGTTTGGAAGAAGCGCAGGTATTAAAGAACCTGAAGGTCAAGAACGTACCTTCCCCCATCGTTGCCAAGTACAGTTGGCCGGGCATCTACCAACCGTTCACACACCAGAAACAAACAGCCGCGTTTCTTACTCTGCACAGGCGTGCCTTCTGCTTCTCAGAGCCGGGCACAGGCAAGACACTATCAATCACATGGGCGTGTGATTACTTGATGAACGCCAAGCACATCAAACGTGTGCTCATCATCTGCCCTCTTTCAATCATGCAGTCAGCGTGGCAGAACGACATTTTCAAAGGCGCGATGCACCGCAAGGTTGGCATTGCCTATGGCTCAAAAGAAAAGCGGCAGCAAGTAATCAATTCGGATGCAGAGTTTGTCATCATCAACTACGACGGTGTACCCATTGTGGAAGACGACATCGTCAAGGCAGGCTTTGACATGGTGGTGATTGACGAAGCCAACGCCTACAAGACTGCAACCACTACCCGCTGGCGCACCCTGAACCGGATCGTCAAACCCAACATGTGGCTGTGGATGTTGACAGGAACCCCTGCCTCACAATCGCCCCTTGATGCGTATGGTCTGGCTAAGCTAGTTAACCCATCGGCTACACCCCGTAGCTTCTCTATGTACCGCGATCAGGTGATGAACAAGATCACTCAGTTTAAGTGGGCACCCAAACGGGAAGCAGAGCAGGTGGTCAGCACACTGCTTCAACCTGCAATCAGGTTCACCAAAGAGCAATGCCTTGACCTGCCAGACTTACTGTACGCAGAGCGTGAGGTTCCCATGACCGCACAGCAGATACGCTACTACGAGAAGCTTCGCAAGGTGATGGCTATGCAGGCGGCAGGGGAGGAAGTCACAGCCATCAACGCCGCCGCTAAGCTGAACAAGCTATTGCAGATTTCCTGTGGCGCGGTGTATTCCGACAGTGGCGAGATCGTGACCTTTGACTCTAGCAGTCGCACGGCGGTGCTCAAGGAAGTCATTGACGAATCCAGTCATAAGGTATTGGTGTTTGCCCCATACCGCCATGCCATTGAGATTTTGTTTGAAGAACTGCGCAGGGATGGCTACACAGTGGATGTGATACACGGGGGTGTACCTGCTGGCAGGCGTACAGAGATATTCCGCAAGTTTCAAGATGAGCCAGACCCACGGGTGCTTGTCATACAACCCCAAGCTGCATCACACGGTGTCACCTTGCACGCGGCAAACACGATTGTATGGTGGGCACCCATTACATCATACGAGACATACGCGCAAGCCAATGCACGTATTCACAGGGCAGGGCAAGTGAACAAATGTTTGGTTGTCAAGCTCCAAGGAAGTCCAGTAGAGGCCAAGCTGTACAAAGCTTTAGAAACAAAAGAGTTAGCACAGTTTAATTTAATGGAACTTTATAAAGATGAATTCGACTTAAACAAATAAATTTATGGAGGTACTTGACAAAGTAAAGATAGGATGTATCATTAACCAAAAAACGAAACGGAAAGCAACATGGATATAACAGCAGATAAATTAGTACGCGTATACATTAAGATGCGCGATGCCCGTGCCGCCCTCAAAGCGAAGTACGAAGCAGAAGACCTTGCAATCAAAGAGCAAATGGGTTTGGTCGAATCAAACTTGCTTGAGACTTGCAAAGCAACGGGAGCCGAGAGTATCAAGACGGCCCACGGCACAGCAATACGTACAGTGCAAACACGCTACTGGACAGGCGACTGGGCTGCAATGCACAAATTCATCCGTGACCATGACGCACTTGACTTAGTTGAGAGGCGCATATCGCAGTTGAATATGAAAGAGTTCCTACGGGAAAATCCTGATGTGTTACCGACAGGGTTAAACGTGGATCACAAATATACTGTAACTGTCAGGAGAAGCTAAATTGGAAACTGCACTTACGTTGGCGCAGGTGGCGAAGCTATTGCAAGTCGCACCGTCAACTGTTCACGCGCTTATTAAGGAAGAGAACCCTGAGAAGCGTATACCTTTCATCCGCGTTGGTAAGAACTATCGATTCTTCGCTAGTGACCTTGCCAAATTTTTTAACATTGACTTAGCAATTATTAACACTTTCATCAAAAAGGAAACACCAAATGTCTGACATCACTCTCTTCTCCCAAGGTGGTAACACCCTCCCAGCCCACTTGCGTAACCTTGAACTGGACGCAACAACCAAAGCCCTGATGGGTGGCGGTGGTAACGGCAAACGCATCTCAATCAAAGGCGGTGTATTCCGCATGGTTGTTGGTGGTAAAGAAGTTGCTCAGAATGACGACCGCGCCATGAACGTGGTAGTTGTACGCTCTGCTGAGAAAACATCACGCCAGTACTACGCAGGCACTTACGTGGAAGGCCAGAACGCTTCCCCCGATTGCTCATCCAATGATGGCGTTGCACCAGACAAAGGTGTGAAGAACCCACAGAGCACAAGTTGCCAGAATTGCCAACAGAACATCAAGGGTTCTGGTCAGGGTGATAGCCGTGCTTGCCGCTTCAGCCAACGCATTGCTGTGGCTTTGGAAAACAATCTGTCAGGTGATGTGTATCAGTTGTCATTGCCCGGTCAGTCAATCTTCGGCACAGGCGATAACGGCAAGATGCCACTGCAACAGTACGCTAAGTTCTTGGGCGGTCATGGTATCCCCGTGACAGCCGTTGTGACTGAGATGCGTTTTGATACCTCAAGCGCAACACCCAAGCTGACATTCCGCGCTGTGCGCCCCTTGTCTGTGGAAGAGTTGGCTGAGAGCAAGGCTCAAGGTGAATCAGCAGATGCACTGAACGCCGTAACACAGACTGTTCAGCAGGTGGATGGTAGTACACCGAAGGCTTCTCCTTTCATGGAACCTGAAGCCGCGCCCGCACCCAAGGCCGCTAAACCCGAAGCTGTTGACGAACCCGTCAAACGTGCCGTGAAGAAAACGGAATCCAAAGACGTAGCCTCTGTGCTTGATGCATGGGCAGACGACAGCGACGAGTAAACCAATCGGGGGGAACGCTACGCAAAGATTCTTCGGAGCTTGCAGACGAGTGGTTAGTACCCCCACCTAACGAAAGACAGCGATGATTGGTTACACATTAGCCACGGTGCTAAAGAACAAGCAAGCTGATGGGAAGTTGTCCGGTGTAAAAATCGGCAGGGCTTGCATCAAGAAAAACATATCGGTGAAGAAGGTTGCCGAGATTGCAGGGGTTACGAAGATAACCGTTTATGCGTGGTTCGCGGGTGAGTATTCACCGCGCCCCGAAACCGCCAAGAAAATCCAAAACTATATTGACCGCCATTAACCCGAAGTATCCCTATGACATTGACCGAATTTCTGAATGCGGTGTTGCCGGATACTGGCAAATACTGCGCGGTCGGCATCAGGCAGGAGAAGTTACGTACACGGTTTGCAACTGACATTCCATCTCTCATCACGGAAATACAGGGCATCTATGGTGCTGACGCTGACACGTACTATGCGATGTTCTCGTTTGACCCTGAGATTGTTCCACCCCGTAGGCTAGCTGCCAACGCATACAGAGCCAAAGCATTTTGGCTTGATTTAGACTGTGGCCCCACCAAGGATTATGCATCACGTGATCTGGCAATGGCGGCACTGGGGCAGTTCTGTACTGACCTAGGTTTACCTCAACCCATCTGTATCAACTCTGGTAACGGAGTGCATGCGTACTGGGTACTGCCTGAGAGTATCGACAAGAACACATGGCTACCTGTGGCCAAGCGTTTAAAGAATGTTTGCACTGAACGTAGTTTATTTGCTGATCCTTCTTGCACAACTGACATGGCGCGTATCCTTCGCGTGCCAGAAACACACAACTTTAAAAACCCTGACAACCCACTTCCAGTGGAGTACATAGGTGGTGATGGTAAGGTTGACCTGTTTGATTTTGCCGCCGCCCTAGGTGCGCCCGAGCCAAGCCAGTCTACTGACGCGTTGCCCTTTGAAGTACCTGACTACATCAAGAACGCTGGGCAAGACGCAACCAGCAAAGCCCTGATGGGGCAGAACAATTCGTATCGCTTTGAAAAGATTATTGCCTTGAAGGTTGAGGGGTGTGCTCAACTCAACCACATTATGGAGCACCAGAAGCAGGTGCCAGAACCTTTGTGGCGTGGTGGCTTATCGATTGCCAATCTTTGCGTAGATCGTGATACCGCCATCCACGAGATGTCGAATCAGCATGATAGCTACAGCCCCCATGAGACTGATCGCAAGGCAAGCGAAACTAAAGGCCCATATACCTGCACCACGTTTGATGACCTCAGACCCGGTGGTTGTAAAGACTGTAAGCACAAGGGTAAGTTTGGCTCACCTATTGTGTTGGGTAAAGAGATCATTGAAGCAACTGAGGAAGACAACACCATCACAACGGTGGACTCTAATTCCAAAGACGTGCGGGTATACAACATACCTGCATACCCCTTTCCTTTCTTTCGTGGCAAGTACGGTGGTATATACCGCCGAGGCGACCCCAACAAATCCGAAGAAGAGGGCAATGACAAGTTGGTTTATGAAAACGACTTCTATGTGGTCAAGCGTATGCACGACCCTGTGGCGGGTGAGGTTCTATGGATGCGACTGCATTTACCCCGAGATGGTGTGCGGGAGTTCTCGGTGCCTCTGGTTAGCGTGTTGTCAAAGGATCGCTTTCGTGATGCTATTGCAACGCAGGGCATGGCGGTGCTGGGTAAGACTGTCGATGAGTTAATGTTTTATGTTTCACGTTGGGTAAAGGAATTACAGATTATGGGACAAGCCGAAAAAGTACGTAGCCAGTTTGGATGGACAGAAGAAAAGACGTTCATCCTTGGCGACCGCGAGATTACAAAGACTGGGGTTAAGTACAGCCCCCCTGCAAGTTCAATCTTGCATGCCTGTTCGTTGCTGACGAAGAAGGGTGAACTGGATGAGTGGAAGTCGGTTGTTAACTTCTATAACAACAATGGTATGGAAGCGCAAGCCTTTGCGTTTATGCTTGGGTTTGGCAGTGTGCTGATGCCGTTCACTCAGGTGCGCGGGGGTATCGTTAACTTGATGAGTCCGGGTTCTGGCACAGGTAAGTCAACTGTACAGATGGCCATCAACAGTATCTGGGGGCAACCGTTCGACCTACTACTTCAAAACGAGGATACATACAACGCCAAGATTCACCGTTTTGGTGTGCTGAACAATCTGCCTGCAACGATTGATGAAGTGACCAACATGCGTGATGAGATGGTGTCACAGTTGGCATACGCCATCACCCAAGGCCGTGGCAAGAACCGCATGGAGTCACAGACCAACGCTGAGCGTATGAACAATACCTTCTGGCGCTTGCTTGCAATCACTTCATCCAACAGCAGTTTGTACGATAAGTTGTTTTCCCTGAAGGAATTTCCTGAAGGCGAGATGATGCGTATCATTGAGTTAAAAATCCGCCGTGATGATTCGTACTCAAAAGAATTTACCGATGCGCTGTTTGGTAAGCTGTCTACTAACTACGGCCATGCCGGTGAAATCTTCTTGAAATATGTGGTCGACAACCTGCCTGAAGTTTTGGATACCATGCGTGACGTTCAGTTGCGTTTGGATACGGCGGCAGGTTTGGGTCAGCGTGAACGCTTCTGGTCATCCATCGGTGCGCTGGGTATCACAGGTGGCCTGATTGCCAATCAGCTTGGCTTGATTGACTTTGACGTTAAGCGCATCTTCAACTGGCTTGTGGTTTTACTTAAATCCAACAAGGGCGACATCAAGGCGGCTCCAACAGATGGCGCTACAGCCGTGGGTTCCTTTGTCATGGCCAACATCAATAACATCTTGTTGGTTAGAGATAACCCTGCTGAGAATGGCCTGCCCTCTGCACCTGTTAGGGAGCCAAAGGGTGAGTTGCTGATCCGGTACGAGCTTGATACCAAGCGCCTGTTTATTGTGCAAAAGAAGTTTAAAGAATGGTGCGCCAAGAATCAGGTTAGCTATCACGACACAGTCAACGCCCTGCGTAATACAGGTGTGGCTGTAGATTCTGTAAAGAAGCGTATGGCAAAAGGTACGCTGATGGCAGCACCCCCCGTCAATGCGTTGTTGATTGACGACACCATGAGCCATGTCTTTGATGCAGAAGCGGTAATGGCCCTGCCAATCGAAGATGACGAAGATAGAAAAGCCGCTTGAAATTGAAGGGGTGCAGGTTCAGATTGAGTGGCACAAGTTCAGGCTTGGCTCCTCTTTCTTCCTACCCTGCATTGCTCATGATCGCATGACCGCAGCCGTAACTAAACGCGCTGAGAGCCGAGGCTTTAAAGTCAAGATCATTGCCCACATAGAAAACGGCATGTGGGGTATTCGGGTTTGGCGAATTGCATGATAGGATAAGCTGCACCCTAAAAAGTGCAGTTGCTTTTCTCCTTTTACCCCCGGCTAAATTCCGGGGGTTTTTTACTTGTTTGCCTTACTTATATCACGCAACGTTTTATCAAGCTCGCGAATATGTGATACGGCCTCCAAGTCAAGCTTTTTCAATGCGTCAATATTGGCACGGCGCTCTTTACCATCCATATTAAGTATTTCAGGAGATGCGGTTTCATAGTACACACGCTGTTTACGAATTTCACTTAGCTCTTTTAAAGTTGAATTTAACATTGGCACGGCCAAAATGTAGGGTTCGTTTTTCAAGTAGTACGCTTCGGCTTTATCAGGATCAGTACCCTTCATGCTTAAGTAAGTACTGTTTGTGCGGCTTACTTTATCTTGCAATTCAAAGAATTCGTTTTTGGCGCGACCACCCGTAGTGTCATATACAAACAGACTTGCAAATGGCATTTGATACAGGGGGCGATCAGCGCGGCTTGGGTTAATCAAAGCGTCTGTCATCAGCAGTGTGGAGGAACCTGCAATACCAAACAACCCGCGTATGAAGTTATCAACCATGATGGGAGATACTTCTACTACCCCAATTTTTTGTGAGAGCGTGCCTATAGCTTTGGCCAATTCAGATGTACTTGGTGTATATCGTTGTGAACGATCAAGTTTTTGCATAGAAGCTGATTCCAACTCACGTTGCAAGAAGAACGAATGATTGGTTAGAGCTTCAAGCCCGGGTTTAATTAATGCAGGGGTAACGTTAGGTGATCCATACGCAGACACACCACCATAAACAATCGAACCCAGTAAATTTAAAACGGTTTGTTCTTCGTCTGTACCATAACGGCGGTAGTAGTTAACCAAGCGTTCTGGGATTGACTTGAACAAGAACCCAATTTCTTTTGGTAACGGAATCTTTTTATCCGTATACGGTATTAGGAAATTGTTGTCACGCACTTCGTCAGGGGCATTTTTGTAACCCTCATCATCACCAAATGCCAAGGCGTACATAAAGCCTAAAGCTGTTAGCTTCATGGCCATTTTATAGAACTGCTTACGTGCTTCTGTGCGTTCAGCACCTGTTGCGGAATCTAAACCGCTTGCGGTGCGGTAGGTGACATCCATACCCTGTGCGTATGCGTTCATAAACGGCACTACGTGACTGAGTGTGCGGATTTTAGGGCTAGACCCACGGCGACTAAAGTTAATCAACTCACGCGCACGCAGTTGCGCAAGTTCTGTATCACCGCCTGTGATACCGCCATCCTTATCTTTCTTGCCACCTGTCTCAAGCAAAGTTTCCTCAAACACCGCCAAGCGTGCGGCAAGGTCAGATGCTTTGGTAATCTTTTCAAGTACGTGGTAAATAGTAGCGGCTATGCCTCGTTTTTCAGCGCCAGCCGCAATCTTAATATCTTGCGCAGGGTTGATGATGTTGACATCGTAGTCACCAATAATGCCAAGCTTTTCCATCATACGCACCAAAGGCATTTTCTTGCTAACGCCCAAAGCTTGCAGGGCATCAGATGTCAACAACCGTGGGAAGTTGTACAACGTCTTCATGCCGGTAACCATTGGCCGTGCAACACCCGAGTTAAACATTGCACGCTGTGAGTCTTCTATCACCTGTTTGATTGAGAAGGCGGGGAAAGCTGTTACGCCTACACGCAACCATCTAGCGCCGGGGGCCAACATAGCAGTAAACCCAGTTAATACTTCAGGCGCCATTTGGAACGCTTGAAAATCAGCAAGGCTTTCCACTTCAAATTCAACGGGCTTACCGTTACGATAAACTTTTACAACTAACGTTTTATCTTCGGGGACTTCATTAGGTTTAAGTTCTTTGGCAAATCCACCCAGTGCCAGTGTGTCTAACACGTTGTAAGAAGCATTGTTATGTACAGCTTCGGTAACCATCCAGCTTAAACGGCTGGTGTAGGAGTCAAACACGTTTTTAATCGGGCGCTCGAACGAACCTTCCATACCGGGAATGTTACGTAATGCCGCAATGCCGGTAAATCCACGCCCTTTAGTTGGGCCTTCAGTTTCTACAAATACGCGATCAAACGGCACGTAAGCCGCGTTGTCCTTCCAGAATTTACCTTGCTCTGGGGTAATACGCCCAGTGTCAACCATCAAGTCAATAGCTTGCGTACGGGTTGCATTGAGGGTGTCAAGGATGGCCTTAACTTCTGGTGACTTCTGGAACGCGGCTTCTAACGTATCAATGTCAGCGTTGTCCATGTGACGTGCCAACTTCTTTTTACGTTCGGCATCGGCTAGTTTATATTTTCCTTGCTGTTCAAGAGTTAGGGCAGACGCTTCTAGAAGTTTGTCATGCTCTTCGCGCATGTTGTACAGGCGGTGGCCTTCCAACAAAGAAGATACATAGGATTCAGCTTTCTCGTAAGTCATGTCGCTCTTAGCAGCCAGATCAACCAACTGTTCCACTGCACCCTGTAAGGAATCCTTGGTGTCAACGGTTTCGATCAAACCACTCTTACGCATCCTGATGCCACCAGCCTTGTAGAAATCAAGCACCAACTTGCGGGCTTCTTCTGCTTGGCGTGCTAACACCATAGGACTTAAATCACCGAAGGCATTTTTAAATCCCTTGGAATACATCTTTTCAATTTTATTGCTGACTGTTGCGTACTTGTCAGCAAGCTTTTGGCGTGTGATAAGTTTGGCTTGGTCGCGTGTTTCAACTTCTTTTACGCTTTTCAATACTTGAACCAGCGTCTTCTTTTCTTTTTCTTTATACTTTGCAGGCGTCTTATCCTGAATAGCCTGTACCGCACGGCGGGTGTTCTCATCGATGCCTCCGGGCGCAGAGAAGCGACGTGTCAAGCGTACGTTTACAGGGCCAGCGCCAACTGCGGCAGTCATGGCTTCTTGTACAAACTTCTCAACTTCTGTGTAGGTAGCAGAACGGATGCTCTGTGCAACTTGACGTAAGCCCATCTTCTCGGCAACGTCAGCCAACCATTTTGCAATTGAACGTACAAACCCACGCTGGCCTGTACCAATCTTTTTACCTGTCTTTAATTCTTCAGCAATACGTGCGAGTGCTTCGTCTGTACCGTGGGCAGTCAGTGCGTTCAGTTGGTCGCGTGGATTACTGTATTCTTTGGCGTATGCAGCTTTGGCATCCTGACCTTCTTGTGAAGCAATCCACTTATCCGCCATCTCACGCACTCGGGCGTTCATGCGGTACAGGTTTATCATAACCCTGTGGTATTCCTTGGGGTTAGTCAAGAGCTTCTGCAAGCCAAGGTGGAACAGTTCGTGGAAGACAGTCTTAGCGCCTTCGACGCCAGACTTGATGCCATCCCTGAACAGATACACGTTGCCATCTTTTACCAAACCTGCTGCACCTGCTGGTGCTTTGGGGTCAAGGTCTTTTGCGCTGTCAAGGATAGTTACTTCAACTTCACCACCCAAAGACTTTTTCACATCATCAACGATACCTTCAAGCTCAGCATTGGAGATAGGGTTGTCAACAGGGTTTTGATTGTCAGTAATACGTGCACGTGTTGGGCCTTCAGTGCCCTCAATTCTTTCTTCTTTTTTGGCAATGTCCCGTACGCCTTCTGCTTTGGCGGTAGTGGTGGGGGCTTCTGCGCGTTCAACAGTTTTTGTCTCAGGCTTGAACATTTCCGCAGTTGCTTCTGCTGTTTCAGGCAGCACAAAGATCAGGCCACCATCAAGACTGTCAATGTTGGGGACAATTTTATTTACAAACGTGTCATGTTTTGTATTGATACAACCGTAGCTAACCCGGTTGTCTTCCGCAGTGGGAGTATCTAATCTACCTAAACGATTTTCGGAAGGTGTGCTAACGTCTGCGGCATGGATGGCGATGTAGCCTGTGCTATCTTTGGATTCAACAAGCACTAGCATCTGCTTACCAGCATACTCAGACGGTTTTGACTGTAGTGTAAATTTGCCAGCGGGGGTAACTTTTGCGCCGCCTTCTAAGGAAGACACAGCTTCCATCACATCGCCCTTATCCTTGCCATATAGCGTAGGGTCAGACAACGCATGAGAGCCGTCTTCTTTAAAGATGTGTAGCATCCCGTTTGGCTTGTCAGCAACCATAAACCACTTGCCAGACTTCATTGCTACGGGGGCCATTGCACCATACACATCTTGTGCAAGGGGTGACATCTTAGATTTAGCGGCTTCAGGTACAGGCGCAGTTATCGTGGTCGTTTCTTGGAACGTCTTCTGTATGTTGATGTTGTACTGATTGGTCAGCCCGTTGGGGTTAAATATCAAACCAACTGCAAGTACACCAGACGCAATCTGGTTAACAAGTTCACGAATAGCTTTAGCTACCGCTTTTGAACCTTCGTTGATCGATTTAACAACATCAGCACGTAGCTTGTCCCAGAAAGCGGGCGTGTCACGGCTATCGCCGTAGAACTCTTCAAGTTCTTGCTTCTGATCTTCTGTCAGGCGATTGAATGGCTTTTCAATCTGTTCCTTCTGCGGCTCTGGTATAGCCTTGGCCTTGGGTTTTTCTTCGGCTACGGGTGCTTTGGCTTCAGGCTTTGTTTCCGGTGCCTGCCCCTGCTGGCGTTCATAAGCGTCAAGTGCAAACCTGACCTCATCCAGCAGGTCTTCGTAGCCCATATCTTTGTCTTTGGATATGCTCTCAACCGCATTCAAACTGATGTCGTCAATCAAGCCTGCTTTGTGCAAACGTTTGGCAAACGATTTAACTTTAGTCTTGGTTGTTTCAGGATCAAGGTCAAGATCATCGACAGTCTCGCGTGCCTTCTCAAGAGCCTTGTCAACCTTTGGTTCTTCCTTCTTAGGCTCAACCTTTGGTGCTTCAAGCTTCTTAAGCTCGACTTTTTTGGGTTCAACTTTCTTGGGTTCAACCTTCTTGGGTTCAACCTTTTTAGGTTCAGCTTTCTTAACTTCAATCTTTTTAGGCTCGACCTTCTTGGGTTCAGCTTTCTTGACAACCTTAACGGGTGCGGGTGCAGATACAGGTGCGGCTGGTGCCTCTGCTACTTTGGCTTTCTTTGCAGATGGTTGTGCCGCCTTGTTAGCCGCTTTCTTTTCAGCAGATTGACCTGTGGTTTTAGTAGGAGCTTTTACAACAGGCGCAGGTATAACGGCAGGCAGAACGGCAGGTGCCTGCGCAATCGGTGCTACTGCGGGGGTTTCTATGGCAACAGGCGCAGGCGCTGGCAAAGCTTGAAACTCAGGGCGTGCAAGGAACGTATCAATCTTCTGGACAATCGCAGGGCTACGGCCTTCCCTGTAGATGGTCAGCATGTTTCTGACTTCAGCCGCATCTTCTGGTTTGGTAATGTCCAGACCTTGGATGGCATGGCCGGGCTTGCGCATCACAGCCGTAGGGCCAATACCCAACACACCAAGCGTGTCGCTTGTGATGACAGGCTCGACTGTCTCAGGCGTAGGCTTCTGCCTTACCGTAGGTTCGGTAACTGGTGGCTTCTTTACAATTATCTTTGGGGGAAGAACCTCGGCTTCAGCAGTTGGTGTACCTACGCGAGTAAACAAACCAAGTTGGCCTGCGTCTTTGGCGGCGTTGCGTTCGGCTTGACCTTCACGTGCTTCACGTCTGTTCTGTAAGTCCAAGGCGGCTTGCGCTTCTGCCGCTGTCTGCACAGTTTTAAACTTGTCAGGCGTGGCTGCTGCGGGTGCTTCCTGCTCGATGGGCTGACCCAACAAGTCTGTTTGTTGTACGGGTGCTTGCTCAACTGTAGCCGCACGGATTTCCATCTGCTGTGGTTCAGGGATAGTGAACGCAGTAGCTGCATACTTGGCTTGCAGGTCAGGGGGCAGGTTCTTGGTTACCTTGGCGTTCTCAGCTTGCATCCGCTTGAACTCATTGGGTACGCGGGTGTCTTCCTCAATGATGCCTTGTATCAAACCATCGATGGTTTTGATGCGTGCTTTGACTTCTTTAGTCTGCGTCTGGTTTGCTAATGCCTGCTTCTCTTGGAACAACGTTGCGTACGCATCCGTCTTTTGCATTACATCGCTGTAATCTTTGGGGAACGTCTGTTCCAGTTCAGCTTGGCGTTGAGCACGCAGTGTTTGCAGTTCTGTGGCGGCGGCTTTCTCAGCTTCCACACGGGCGGCTTGCTGTTGGTCAGCTTCGGCTTTAGCTTCTGCATCAATTAACTTCTCACCCTCACGGGCATTACGACCTTGCTTGACACCCATCTGCTCTTGCTCACGTGCCAGCCTGCGTTGCTGAACCAATGCTTCTAACTCGGTAGGGGTAGGCTGACCTGACTGGTCTACGGTAGGTTGTGCGGGTGGTGGTGTTGTACCTGTAAACGGGCTGACTGCTGAGCCACCCAGCATGCCCATCAAACCCTCTTTGGTTGCCGCGCCCAACACGCCTTCCATTGCAGGGGTTTCAAACCCTTCACGGGTCTGTGCCACATTAGCGGCAAACTGCTCTTGACCGCCTTGGATAGCTTCGGGTACAGCTTCTTTTAAACCAGTGCCAACGGTACGTTTTGTACCCGCAATGATGCCTTTCTTTGCAACCTCTTCCCCGGCCTTTTTAGCCGCCGCTTCAGCAACTGGCTTGGATAGTTTCTTTAAAAGGTCTTTTTCTATACCTGTGCCACCGGCTACGAAACCGATGCCGGTGCCAGCCAAAATGTTATCCCAGTTTTTACCTGTAAAACTCTGGGCTTCCAATGCAATCTTAGAAACTTCTTCTTTGGAAAGGTCAGGGTATTGTTTGCCAACTTCTTCTTTGACTGCGTCGTAGATGGAACCTTTGACGGAACCTGCGCCTTGCAAAGCACCAAGGGTATATTTGGTGGCAATACCAACAGCACCCGCAAACGCAAGGGCGGCGGCACCACTTAGACCAATCACTGCCGCTGCCGGCGCTGCCAAAGCAGCCGCGCCTATAGCTAATGCAACAGTAGGAATGGATGAACCAACCGCAGACGCGGTGGATTGGATGGGGGCTTCGGCAACACCAGCGGCGCTGGCTTTAATTTCTTCTAGCGTGCTACCAGACTTAGCCGCGGCTTTTTCGAGTGCGGCACGGCGGGCTTGTTCAGCTTGGCGTTCTGGAGTGTAGAGTTGCCCCAACCCCTTTTGCAAGTTGCCAAGAGTTTCCACTCCGGGGGCTTCAGCACCAAATCCTTGCAATGTAGATTTAGCTGAACCAATAGCGCTTTGCAAACCCGCAACGGCTGTATCACCAAAAGAAGCACCAGCTTCCTTAAACGGTTTAGCCGATTCAGGACTTTTGGCCATAACAGCCATTGCCACTTCTTCTTTGGTCGCACCCTCTGGCCCCTCAATTTCGTATGTTAATCCGTTGGGGGCTTGGATGCGGTAGATGGTCATGGCTATTTAGGTGTTACGACGTTTAGGTTTTTCCACGCGTCGGGGTTATACGTACCGCTACCAATTGCACCGCCGGTAGGGGTTTGCTTCATTATACTGACCCCTTTGCCAGTTTGTAAACCCTCTATCAAACGGTTAAATTCTCTGTCAATTTGATCGTTAAGCCAAGTGTCTTTATCAAACGGTTTTCCGGCCATTACTGCGGCTTTCTTAGCAGTAATCAAATCGCTATCAAGCGTTCTATTTTTAACATTGTCAATGGCTTTATCACGAAGCCCGGCAATATCTTTAGGTGTCAACACGCCTTTTTCACCACCAGCTTTATTCAAAGCATTAGCCCGAGACTGTGATGCTCTTGCAGATATCATTGCCGCATCAGCCATACGTCCTTGGGTAATAGCGTTCTGCTGTGCAGTGGCCGCTGAAGCATCTTGATACGCTTTAGTGTTCTCAATCTCCCGTGCCTTCTGACCAAACTGGATACCTGCTCGTTCGGCTTCTTGAGATTGAGCAAATAGGCTAGCAGCATCAGTGCGGGCACCACGACCTTCAGCGCGTTGTGCTTGAGCCATTAGCATTTCAGACTGGGTCAAGGCTCTGCGTGAAGCTTCGTTATTCTTCTGTGCTTCTTGGTACGCGTTCAAACCTTGGAGGCCACCTTCGCCAATGTTTTGCAAAGCAAACTGGGACTTACCAGCCATCGTAGCCAGACCTGCACGAATCAGTGCATCGGAGACGGCATTCTTTTCACGACCTTCAATCCGTGAACGATCCTGTGCAAACTGTTCAGCAAATGGCTTGTAACTTTCTTTAATTTCTGCCAAGTCAGGCGCAATTATTTTGTCAACTTCCGCACGAGCTTCCGCTACGGTTTTAGGTTTGTACGTAGGTAATGCGGGTAGTTCAGGCTTTTTAATTGGCTCTTCTTTCTTAGCTTCTTTTTTAGCCTCTTCTTCTAATTTCTTAGCGGCTTTGCTACCCTTCTTAGGTGTAGGTGTGTATTTGCTGTAATCGTCAAACGCGCCCATCAACTTCTGGTTTTCTAAGTTGGCAATGATCTGATCGTCAATACCTTTGAACTCATCCACCACACTGCCATCGCCACCAGCGTCAATAGACACGCCTTGATAACGCGGCACACCGCCACCTGCCATGCGCACCACTGGCTCGCTTTGCTGAGCAAAGTTAAACATACCGCCCATACCGCCTGTGGCCATACCTTCTTCATCGTCTTCGTAGCCTGCAATCCCGCCGTCAGCCATACGTTGCATGTTGGGAGCAGGCAGGTTGCTAATGCCCTGCCCTTGGGGGGCTTGCTGGGGTGCGGCTTGGGGTGACATTGCCATCAGTGCGGCATCATTGACCTTGGGCATCTCTTGGCCAGCCATCTGAGCTTGACCACTCATGCGAACCTTCTGGCGGTTCTGGCTCTCTTGGAAAGCCAAGGGAAATACATACGGATCGTTTTTGTGCATTGCAGCATATTGCTGTAACACACGGTCATCCATCATGCGCAACTGGGATGTGATGTCTCTTTGGTCGATTGCCATGTTACTTCCTTAACCCATTCTTGATAGAGCCAGATCAGCCAGACCAGCAGGCTTCTCTCCAACAGAGCCACCCTTGGCACGCAAGGCAACACCTGCCGCTACTGAACCTGCACCAATTAACTGTGAACCTAATGACGGGGGTGTCTGGTACATCGTTGCTGATTGTTGAGTCAATGGCAGACCGCGCAGGATGTCGGACATGAAGCCCATCTGCTTGTATGGCGAGTTCTGGAAGTTCAGGAAATCCTGATACTGATTGTTCAGAATATTCTGTGACTGCTGTTGTTGTTGCAAGCCGTACTGGTTCTGCATCTGGTTGATGCCCATGTTCTGCTGGTACTGCGTATTGCCCAAGTTACCCAGAGCGTTAGCACCTGTCAGAGCCGTTTGTAAGCCTTGTAGCCCTAGACCTGCACCAAACTGACCTTGTTGTGCGTTGAGATTAGCCGCCGCTTGTGTTGCGGCTTGTTCAGCATTAAACTGGCCCATGCCTTGGGTGTACGCGGCTTGCTGGCCTTGCGCCATGATGTCGCCTTTTTGACGGGCTAAGTTTCCTGCGGCTTGTGCACGCATCAAGTAATCACCACTACCACCAAAAGCACCGGAACGAGCAGCTTGCGCACCTTGGGCTTGCGCTGCAATAGCGGCTTGGCGTTGGGCATCTGCTTGTTGACGAGCAACAACCTCACCCATATAGGGGGACATGTACTGACTAGCCATGCCAGTACCCGGTGTGTATTGGCCAGTGGTTTTGTCAAACGAGCCTTGTGTACCCCCAGTAAACGACCTAGTTTGGTATGGGTTGTATGTATAGCTTGTATTGAGCGCACCCAAGCCAGCGGATCCAGCCATAGCAGTCGCATCTTGCAACTGAGGGGCGGTCTGCATCATCGCCGCATTGTCGTAAGACATCTGCTGTAAAGGCGAGAACTGCGCTTGACGCTCACCCATGTACTGCTGGTATGGATTCTGTGAGGGGTCAGTGTAGCTTTGCGCAGCGCCCAGCAGGTTCTCGACGTACGGCCTAGCGTAGTCGGGGATGGAGGTTTGCGATTGCGTTATCTGGGAGATTTGCGGTTCAGCCATGTCTATTCCTTATGCGGGAAGATATTTGTCAGCGCGGCTATTGGCCGCTACTTTGTTTTTGCCTGTGGTCTTACCCCGTGCACGTTGTACACGATCCAGCATGGCATAAAGCTTCTTGGCACCTGCATCTGTTGAGCCATTACCCAACTCAGACACGATGCGTGCAGGCACTACAAACTCACCATCGGCAAGGCGTGCGGGTTGTTGCTTACGGCCAATGGTTGCAGGGATGCTGTCAGACACACCATCACCGGGGCCTTTGAGCAAACGACCGCCATCAGAGTAGCCACCCAAAGAGCCTAGACCGCCAAGGGCGTATCCGGCCATACCACCACCGGCCATAATTTCTTTACCAGACGCATCGTATTTCTTACCGTTGTTTCCCTGATAAGTACCATCAGCCTGCTTTGTCGCGGTGATTGTTTGTGTGTCATACCCAGAAGAATCTGTTACTTGGATAGTATCCCCACCTTTGGCGGCATCCGTTGCTTTATCTGCAGCGGCTTTTGAACCCGCACGGAAATCAGCGTAAACGCTTGACAGGCTTCTTCCCGTAGCATCAGCAATCTGCTGTGCAGAAAGGTTGTTAGATTTAGCCCAATCGTACAAAGCTTGACCAGACAAAGGCGCGTCTTTCAACGAACTCTTAATATCGTTCAAGGACATGCTGTACGTTACATTGCCTGCGGCATCACGTCCGGGGGCTACGTAGTCAGGATTGGGATCCATCTTACCCGTGGCTTTGTTGTAGATGTACGGCAAATTGCCCCGTGCAGGATAGCCCAGCACTGCTTCATCGTACGGCCTAGAAATTTGACCAACACCCGACTTGGTGGGGTATGCCGCGCCGCCTTTACCTGTGAGGTAATCGTACGCCGCTCTGGAGTCTCCGCCCATACGATTGAGATACTTGGCGTTGAAGTCTTCAATCTTGTCAAACGTTGGGGATGTGTAGCCCAGACTGCCGCCACCTTTGGTGTACGCATCACGCAAGTTTTGCATGCCCGTAAAGCCACCAACTGGGATGCCGGGGATACGTGGAGAAGTTGTGATTGTGCCATTGGGGTTAACCGTAGCACCACCACCAATTTGAGATGGGCCTGTGTTGCCAGACACGCCTACGGGTAGTGATGAAGCAGGTGCTGTGTACAGATCGGTTGGTGTAACTACGTTAGTTGTTGTGTTCTGTGTAGTGTTGATTGGGGGTACAACAGGCGGTACAACAGGCGGTACAACAGGCGGTATCTTTGCCTCGGCAGCTTTAACCGCGTTATAACGATCTCGCACTTCATTCCTAGACAAACCAAACGCTTGGGCAGCGTCGTCGATGGAATACTTGTTATCGTCCATGAACTTGACCCAGTCTTTGTCTGCCACCACGCCTTTTAGTTGGTCAGATAACGCATACGCGCCTTTACTTAGGTCGTAAGCTTTTTGAATCATTGCCTGTGTGTAACCAGCGTACTTGGGGTCGTTTGCAATCTCGGCTTTATACAACTCTGTAGGATCAATGCCCTGCGCCTTCATCTGATTGTAAATGCTCAATACGCCTGAACCGCCAGTTGTATCAGTAGACCCTCTAAACGGGTCAGCTATGCTAGCAAGATACGCATTAACTGCGGCAGGGTCAGCGTTTGTAGCCTTGGTTGCTGCGGCAATGTCTGCGGTTGGATTTGTTGTTAAGTAGCTACCAATTTGTTCTGGCGTGTACTGCGTGTATGTTGGCGCTGCTTGGGCTGCTGGGGGTGTAAATAAGTTAATACCTAAACCAGCTAAGCCAGAAGTATCAAAACCTTTGTATGTATCGGCCACATCAGCGGCGGTAATTTTGTTTGCTTGTGCAAGTTCGTTTACTTTGGCGTAGTCACCTGCGGCATAAGCTTTGTCAATGTCTGCTTTAACAAGATCACCGATAGCAAAATGCTTAACATCACCACCTTCAGCCAAGGCCACGATACCACCATTGTTGTAACCACGGTACGGGTCAGCGAAGGTGCGCCCACTGGTGTTAAACACGCTAGCATCTGTGCTGGCAACAGGGACAAACTCACGACCATTCCAACGTTTCTCAACAATTCTGCCGGGGCTTTGCACGGGTGCAGATTTAGTAGTCGTGGGAACCATCATGTCAGCCATGATAGGAGCCGCTGCCATACCCAAAGCCAACTTGTTATTTTTAGCAAAATCTAGGGCGGCACTACCGCTACTTGTTGCCGCATTAAACCCAGCGGTAGCTTTATCAAATCCTGCAACCTGTGAAGGGTCAAAATTCTTTGCGGCTTGTGCGGCAGCATTTTGTGCCGCTTCTTCGGCAGATGCAAACCCAAGTTCTTGAGCCGCTACATCCGTCATACCAGCACTGGCCCCGTACGCGCTTGAAGCTGCGGCATCCCCCATAGCGCTAGCGCCCGCAGTCGCTAAGCTTTCACCAATACCAAAGCCACCATACGCACCCAAACCAGCCATCAAGCCTTTAGACAGGCTACCTGTTGCCAAACCAGTAACGCCACCCACAATAGCGCCAGCCGTCAAGCCAGAAGACACCAAACCAAAACCAGCGGGGCCAAGGGCAAAACCTGCCAACATTGGCAACAAAGACTTCAGGAAGTTAGCTTCGGGTAAACCCGTATCTGGGTTGGTGGTCAATGTACCGCCATGTTTTATGGCTAAAGCCTGCAACCCATGCACTTCGCCGGGCGTCATGTGGACAAGCATTGAATCGCCGTTGCGACCCTTTGATGCCATGTTAGTAGCTAGTGCGTGAAGGCTCATTTTTGCCTCTCAAAATGGGGGTTGTTGGATAATATCATGTTGACGTCTTTATGCGAAGCATTTGACTGGTATCCTGTACACCATCTTGTGTATCTCGGTACACATCGCCAAGCCTCAAATTAGGCAGGTCGGCATCAGTGGGCAGTGTGGCAAGGTTTAAGTTCAGCGTTGCCCCACCCATATCACCGGGGTTGTTTAGTTGGTTAAAGTACAGGCGTAAGACGTTATTTAGCTGAGCAAAGTAGCGGCTCTCGTATTCCGCAGGAGCCAGCGGCAAGTTGGGTGGGGATGCGTTTAACTCAGCCATTAGCGCCTGCCGTCCGGTCTAATGTCAATACGCGGTGCACCCAGTTGCCAAGCAGTGTTAATCTGGTTGGAGCTAATTTTAAAAATCATCTGGCGACCGCGCATGCGTGTGTAAATCTGCCCTGTAAACTGCTCTGTAATCACGTACGTACTGCTCTTAGCCACGGGTTGTGAGGCGGTACTTGTAACTCCTGAGCCAGAGTTAGCCAACCCTTGCAAAGTCATAGCTACAGACGGTACAGCGCCAGTGGGCGAGTTTGTGGAATCCTCAAACGTCAAGTCTGGAAGCACGCGCCAGACGAAACCAAAGTTATGCCCATCGCCAATATCAAACTCAGACGAAGAAATATAAGCGTCAATCGGCAAAGTCGTAGCAGTTGCGCTGTCATTTAGACCACTTTCGTGATACACCGTTAGCCCAGTGCCGGCAGTGCTGTCGTAGGTTGTGGCCATTGGGAAGTCACGTAGGCCCGAGTCTAACCAAGCCGTGCGGCCCATTGTGCCGTAGTACCAGATTTTTTCAGTGTAGTTGTACACCACGTAGCGGTCAACCTGCGTACTGCCAGACGAGCAATAGAACCACCAGATTTCATTAAAGCCTTCGTTGGTTCCTGCAAATACTTGAGACGCTTGGCTTGTGTTGAAATCTTGAAATACGTAACGGCGTAGGTCACAGTTAAGTGTTTGCACACGGCCATCGTACATATAAAACTTATCCACACCCATCCAATACACAATACCGGAGGCAATGATGATGGCGTTCTGACCTTGAATTGAGACGTTATCGCCCATCAGTTGCGTTGCCCAAACGTAAGGGGGGCCAAGGTACTGCAAAGAATACGCAGCCGAATCGGTTAATACAAAAATTTCTTGGCGGGTTTGTATAGCGCAAATAATCTCAGAGCCGTGCGACAGCCGCGTAAAGCCTGCTTGGTTTGTTGGGTCAGGCGTCCAATTGTGAATATCATTTTGGCCTGACCAGCGGATTAACATGGGGTCAATATCTGTAGAGCCGTAGTCGTTGGTACCAAAGACAATAATAAAACGTGAAGAATCCGATACTGTCAATGTGTTTTGAACAACAGGACAGTCAACAATGTTAGACACGTACACCCCTGTGCCCGTAGAAGCCGTATTAACCGCGTTGCCTGCGCTGTCCAAAAGTTTAAACGTCAACCCATTTACTTCAAATACATAGTACGTAGTTGCCGCAGCTATGCCAGTGGGCAGGGATGTAGTAGCCGCAAATTGAAGCGCTGCGCCTTCTGTAAACAAAACAGTAGAAGTCACCACTGTCGGCGAAGCGTTTGTAAACGAAACTGTACCCCCAAGTGTGTTGAGCGCTACGCCTCGTGTGGTGACTGTGCCTCCGGCATCCCAGTAATAAAGACCCCCACCACGAGGGCCAAAAACAAGGTCTTCCCCGTAGTTAATCTGGCTCCACAAACGGATCGGGAACAACGTGCTAACGCCCGTACCCCAAGGCCCAGAACCCCAAGGGCCAGCGCCCCAACCTGTAATCGGAACCGCGTACTCTGCACCAACGTTAATTTGGTAAGCAGCTACAACAGAAGCACCGCCCGTAGAACCTGCTGGGATAACAATGGGCGTTGTTATGGTGTATGTATTTGCACTGGTAATTGTGATCTGAAACTGTGCGTTGTACGTAGTTGCGTACGTGCCTGTAGCGCCGCTAAAAGTAACAAAATCTCCGGTAACACCGCCGTGGGCAGTGTCTGTTACGGTCACGGTAGTTGTACCATCGCCCGTAAACGGGTTGTTATTGATTGTGCTGCTCGCCCGAATTGGTGTGATGTCGTTGTAAACGCCACCCTGTTCAATATAGAACTTAAGATTTGTTCCAACACCCAAAAGATTAGGGCCGTTAAGCGTGATCCAATTCCAAAGGGAACGGCAAACGCCAAGAAAAGAGTTAGAGGAAATACGTTGCCACCCGCCGATTACTTCTGGATTGCCCTGACGGAAGCGCACCTTATCGCACTCGTACCAACCGCCTTCAGTTGTGTAGCGAGTGTTCTCTTTATTGACCCCCGGCTTAAACAGAATTTTTTGTAATGGCATCAGCAGTCCTAAGATAGAAACAGTGCTTTTTCAGCGTCCCTGCGCTTTTTTAGCCCTAGGAGAATTTTACCCCCTGCCATACAGTACAGCAAGAGGGCATCGGCTGCGCCCTCCCAATCACCCCTGTTAATTTTCATCCGAATAGAAGAACGCTGAAAAGCCCCCACTCCGGCGTTGAAGGCAAAGCTGACACACGCGTCGAAAGCGCCTTGACGACCAGATAAAGCGGGAGCAAGTCGTAGAACACCACGTTCAGTAGGGCCGACGTCATCCTCGAATAGTTTCTCAATTTCTTCTTTTGACCAGACACGGTTGTCCTCCGGCTTCAATGGCATCTCTTTGCGAATCATGGGCGTTTCTTTACCCTCCACCCTGACTACAGGCAGGCGTATCTGATCTTGGTACAACACGTGGCCGTAGCCAATCGTCCAAATGTGGGCTGGGCAGAGGTACGGCTTAGTGCGATACCCCTCCCACTGGTGCATCAAATCAGCGCCAGCTTTGCCCAATTTCATTTCTTGCTCCAGCTACGTGAGCCAAACCAGAAACCTATGATGCCTCCAAGCATTGCCATCTCGTCTGTGCTGAACAGAATATCAGTCAAACGCACCAAATCATCCATGCTTGTAACTAAAGCGGGGCGGGTGTAGATGTAGTAAGCCATCCAAGCATTTATTGCGCACAACTCAAGCACAAAGATGTAAGTGACCATCGGGCGCACAGTGCCTACAAAGTTGACCACCCAGCGGCTGGCGTTATCCATGATCTTTTTGTCGTGGTCATAGGCCGCTACAGTCATCTGTGCGTCTGTTTCCATAGCGATCTGATCGGTACGAATCTCTTCAGTCTTTTGTTGGGCGGCGTAGCCTTGAGCCAACATCTGAAGCTGTAACTCCATCTGGACACGCGCAAGGGCTAACTCATGCTTTTGATCCGCCTTGTTCTGGAAGAAGTCTAGAAGCTTTGGTAAGCCCGATATAAGCAGGCCGCCAAGGGTTGAAAATAGTGAAAGCATAATTAATCCTTACAAGTTTTTGATTTGTCATCATTCTGCATGAGTTTGATACCAGACAGGAACCCAATCATGCCGCCGATAAGAGTAGAAAAAGCGGGTGAAATCATTTTGAAAATCTCGGCGTTGTCCACTTCCTTGGCCCACAGACCCAGCATAAAGGCGACCACCATTGCCAACACGGAGATACATAGGGTCGTGCTTACCATGAGAGTGACGTACAGCGTCAGCTTGTCCCTCGTGTCCGGTGTGGGCTTGGTGGGAGTTTTGGGTATCGGCTTTCTGGTCATACAAGTTTGTCAAAATGTCGTGTACTGTTAAATATTTCCAACTCAATTGTCCGTTGCCGCGCTCGTTTGTTGTACAACTCAATCTCAAGTGCATCAACTGCTTTTTCTATCTTGGCGGCTTCCAACGCCAGCTTGTATTCATACTCAAGTCGCTCGGCTCTTTTCTCTTGGGCTATTGCTCGTACATCGTAGGGACTGGGATGCACAAACGGAAACCATTTGTGAAGCTGAATCATTTCTTTTCACGTTTAATCGCTTCTTCATAGCCACGCAAAATTAAAGATCGGGCTTCTGCCGAATCTGCCGTACCCGCCCACATAGGCAAGTTGTTCCATATCACTACATAGTCTTCTGATTTGCAATACTGTGCATTGTTCTTTAGCCACGCAATCATTTGTTGATGGCGCTCTGACGGGTTGTGAATTGTGTAGCCCATTCCATAGAACTCGCGCACATGGCAGCCATTCTTGGCTACGGCTCCAACTAGCCCCAACAGCAGTAACAGAATGAGCCAACGCATTTATCACACCATACTCCATGCAATTATGTACGTACCATAAATGACGAAGGCCACTATACAGGCCGCCGCAATGAATGCTTCAGCCCAGTCCCACATGATTAGGCGGGTGGCACGGGCCACTGGATGTTTTCGGGAAATCCATCTTGCGCAGGCAATTCACGCAAGGC